CTTCTTTTGAGGATGATATTTCTCTTAATGAGAAGCAAGCCTTTGTGAAAGGTGCCCAGTGGCGCATCAACTCCGTGTGGCACGACATGGAAACGGAAGTGCCGCAAGTATATGGGGAATATAAGGATTCAATTTATCCGCAAATACCATGCCTCGTAGTAGGTCATTTATCTACAGGATACGGTTATGGTGTCCGTTACTGGAACGTGACCGAGCAATGTTGGGATGATGAGGAATGTGATGATTATGAATGTGATAAAAACGCAGTAGAAAAATGGTGCTATTTGGATGACTTAATACCTAATACGGAGGGATAGTTCAAAAGAATGGAGAGCAGGACTTGAACCTGCATCTCCACAAAGAGTGGTATTCTTTCCATTTAAACTACTCCATTCTTTACTCAGCTCAAATTGGACAATCCATAAATTGAGCTTAAAGCCAATTTTATTTTTAACTATTGCCGGCTTTTTATTCTGAGATTTTCTGAAAAACTTTGATATTCTTTTTGAAATAAGCCGACAAAAATCTGTCAGTTTATCTTTCATAATAGAAATATTTAAAAGTTAGACAATAGTTTGAGGTAACAAGGATTTGAACCTTTAACGTTAAACGTACCATTTAGTTACCGGGTACAAATATAAACAGTATTTTAAAATTATGAAAGCCATATCCATCAAATTCAAGGAATGGCAAGGAAACAGCCTGCCGTTATCAGAAGAAACCCGTATAAGAAGATTCAAGGAAGATTTTGAAGCATACATCAAAAACTCGGTGGAGGATGAATTGGGCGATGTTATAATACGATGCCTAGACCTCTGCTGCGTGAAAGAGTTGGATGCCTATACAGTCAATGTAGAGTTCCCTTCCGGCATGGACGGATTCACAGACCGAATGTATTTTGTCTGCCGGCAACTTACGGACAGAATATTAACAGCGGATAGTGTGACACTTGAATTTGTCCTGTCACAGACCATGTCATATATTGTGGAGCATTGCCGACGGAAAGACATTGACCTCTACTTTTTCATCCGCACCAAAATGAACTATAACCGCCTGCGTGGATACCACCATGGAGGCAAAAGATATTAAGCATTAAAAGACTGAGCCTATGGAACTGCATTTAGACCCAATCATACCTGTAACACGTGTTGTCAACGGGCACAACGTGTTCAACAAGGGATACCGCCACGGACTTCGCGGAAAGACATACGAGGAATACTACGGCGAGGAACGCGCCAAGGAGATAAGGAAGAGGCACAGTGAAGCCTTGAAAGGCCATCCCTATTGGTCGAATGGTACAGCAAACGCCAAGGCTTGTGTGGTGATTTACGAAGGACGGCTCATCGCACGGTTTGAGTCGGCAACTCAAGCGGCAAAAAACCTGGGGCTGAACTACTCCACCGTGAGGCGGTATCTGAAAAGCCATATCCGGCCCAAGAACGGGTGGAGATGGTTTTACGAAAAGGAAAGTTGGAAATGGTGTGGTCTAGTCACATCATAAATTTTTGAAAGACTGCGGCTCAATCATGTTGAAACTCAGTTTAGACGAACTATAAAAAAGGTGGAGAGACCAGCCAGCACGACCCAGCCAATCTCTCCGGCACGATTATATGCCGACAAAGATAATATAACTTAAAGACTAATCGTGTATGGTGACCAAAGAATTTTCATCCATCGCGGAGCTGAAGGCTATTCGCGAACAGAAATCACGGCTTACGGAGCGGGAGCGGGAACTGTCCGCCCCGGTTCTTACAGACCTTTCCCTAATCCCCGAGGTGTATGGATGGTTCAGAGAGATTCAGACGGAAAGGGATTGTCCTCCCAATCCTGAGAGCGTGACACAACGCAAGAAGTTCCTCTTCATCGTCCTGTTCTTGTTCTCTCCAAGTGTACTTGCTGGAGGGCGTCTGCCCAACGGTATCCGAACGGAGCTGGCGAAGGTATTTCCAGGACTTCATCCGTGTGTCATTTCAAACAACATCTCGGATGTGGTATTCCTGTATCAGAATTATAAGGATTTTAGGCAGGATATAGAGTATCTTTACAATCAGATTTTAGAAAGGTTGAAGGTTAAAGGACTAGTCAAGTAGTTGTGACTTGCTTTCATTTTAGAAGATAAAACCGGAATCATAGCGTTCCGGCTTTTCGTCAATGATAATTATCAGACTATAATTTATTTAAAATAACTATTTATAATAGCTTATTAGGCTCCATTCCAATAAAATCAGTTAATACAGAATGCCAATATGATACATTAGCTCTGCTAGGATGGTAAATTCTTATGCATTTTATCTCATTATCAATAAGATACTTACCATTATAATAATTTGTGCCATCCTCCCAATTCGTGTTTGGTAAATGATTATAAGCTCTATTTCCCCACACAATTATTAAATTAGGTCTTAGCTCTTTAATAACATTATAACAGAGGGGGCTGGAAAGAATATAATCCGTATTGGAATAAAAAACATTCGTTGCTTCTTCTATATATGCGGTTTGAAGAAAATTGTAGAAAGATATGCTATTCCATAATTCTAAACTTTCTTCCATTGTTACATTTTCTTTACCATAGAATATTTTGTCAAATGGGTAAAATGTTTTAGTCATCCATCCATGTTTCTCACCGATGTTTTTTCTAAAATCAATATATGACTTAACAGTTACTTGTGTAAAATCATTACAATCCTTCATTTCTTCAAAAGAGCAATTCCCTTTAACTCCACATCTTTCATGTCCTCCACAATAATGACTGTCACCAATAACAAGAATCTTATAATTCTTTTGTGAGTATCCACTTCCAATCCAAGGTTCGAAAAAAGTGTTCATATAGCAATCGTTTATAATAATTATACAAAGGTCTCTATTCTCATTTAGTAGTTATGGTATTAAAGCCGGAGCGTTATGCTTCCGGCTTTAGTTTTATGCTTCATATCCCTCATAATAGTAAGATTGAGTAATCCCCTTGAATATTACTTCACGGTCATCTACTTGGTCTGTTAATGCCTGTTGCAACAATACCCGGAGTTCCAAATCATTTATAGGGCTGCGTTCCATAGCTTGTAGATACAGGTTTTTATCCACATTGCGCCAGTCTATTACTTTTTTCAGACGTTTTTTCAATATCATATCCAGCCAAATACGGGTGGCTCGCCCGTTGCCTTCCATAAATGGATGGGCGATATTCATTTCCACATATTTGGCAATGATTTCATCAAATGTCGTTTCCGGCATCTTCTCTATAACCGGGAGAATTGCATCAAGATACAAGCAGTTGGCAAAACGGAAGTTTCCTTTGGCGATGTTCAATGTACGTACCTTTCCGGCAAAGTCATACAAGCCATCGAACAAGTAGCGGTGAATCTCGCACAATCCTTTCACCGTTCCTACTCCAATTTTATCTATATCACCTGTTTCAAATAAGGCATGGGCTTTTTCAAGGCTTAATTTGTCTATTTCGTTTGTTGTCATGGTTATTTTCCTTTCTCTATTTTGATTCTTAGAGGATAAAGCCCCGAACCATAAGGAACGGGGCTGGAATAATCGTGTTTAAATATTTGATGTTGCACCACTAACACTATCAGTTTCTTCCTGTTCATTTTTTGAACTAACAGCTTCTTCAATTAACCCATTTACTTTTTTAGTATATTCATCATCAGGGTCTTCTTTATATATAATTTTAGTTACTCTTTTATCAACAATATAAATATAATCGCCTAAATCAAAATTACCACCTTTGGTTTTACATCTAAATCTATGTTTAACCCTCCATCCGCAAAATTCAGGTTTAAAGCCAACAGAAGCATTTCTTATTGAATCTGTATAACCATTTACAATACTCATTTTTGATTTAACTTCATCTAAATGTTCTCTCATTTCATTGTATGCTTCTTCATACTTGCCCCTCCCATAAGATGAATAGCTATCTCTCCATATTTCTGCTGTTCTTTGCGCATCTTTTACTTTATCAAGTCCTTCTTGTACGTCATCGAGAAATGAGCGTGCTATATAAGCATAAGATTTGATTACTGAATCTGTATATATAGATGTAAATGCACTATCTATTTTAGTTTCAACAGGTTCATAACTCTCAAAATCATAAAGGGTTTTGAACATTTCTTGTTTTATAAGTTCTGCTACCTTTTCTTCGCGAGATTTACAGCCCACAAGTAAAAACGTGGGCAATAAAATAAATAGTATTTTTCTCATAATTCTAAATTTAAAATTAAACATTCGGATTCAATTTTATCTCCTTACCGCAGTGAGGACAGTGTATAACTCCCTCTTTGGGCTTGTCAAAGAGTTCTGTTACTGGCACACCTAAAGCGGTGGCGATTTGTTCTAATCTCTTTAACGGTGGGTTTCCGTTTTCTCCCATAGCGATACTTAACCCTGTTTCAGTCATACCGATAATAGAAGCAAGCTCTTTGGCGGTAATTCCTTTTTCTCGCAGTAATTCTTTAATTCTCATTTAAACACGTTTTGATGTGACAAAGATATGTGCTATTTAAATAAAGAGCAAATAATATAACTGTAAATTTGATTATTTGCATATATTAACTATTTATGTTTGGTTGATAATTTAAATATCATTTATATTTGTACCGTGAAATTTAAATAGCAATTAAAGATACACGATTATGAAGACAACAAGTAGTGATTACATCAAAGAGATTAGGGCTGAAATCAAGTCTATCAACGAAGCTATGAAGCGTGTTGAAGAAGCTGAAAAGACGCAATGTGCAGCAAGAAATTGCAGGGACTACGACAAGGCACAGAATGAGGCTAAAGATGCTAACATAGACCTTATGAGTGCTGTAGAAGAAATCGTAAGACTTGCATCAGCGATGGGGTGTGCAAGTGGGCTGTACGACATTCACAAGTATCACAAAGTTGTAGAACTTGATTTTAGAGATTCACATAAGTAAGTTTAACCAGCAGCCCTTCGGGGCTGCACAATATTGATTATTATGAAAAAATACGGTAAAACAATAGTTGATTGTAAACGAATAGCATGTAACCCATGTGCATCAGATGAGTATGAAGTAACCATTAAGCCTTATGGCAAACCTGAACAGGTAATATATACACTTGTTGGCCCTTTTGAAAGAGACGAAGATGTATGCGACAGAGTTTATAGGCAATGGCTGAATAGTGATAGAAAATAAATTTAACAAGCAGGGCGAAAGCCCTGCATAATTTACACGATTATGAATACATATTACAAATTCTGCCCGAACGTGTTTTTAGCAAAATGTGATGCGAAGCATGAAAAAGGTGAAGTTATTGAAGTAACTACCAAATACGGTAAAGAGAATGAAAGCATAGTGTTTAACCTAATATTCGAGCGTGACGGCTTCTATTTTTATTCGATTGTTAGAGCTGATGGCTTTAATGTTCAAGAATGGGCAAGGCGAAAAGCAGAACGCAGACTTGATTGGGCGACTTCAGCAGAACAAAAAAGTGAAGCATATTACAATGCCTCAAACAAAGAGCGTGACTTTCTCTCTTTAGGCGAACCTATCAAAGTCGGTCACCATAGCGAAAGACGGCATAGAAAGGCGATTGAAGATGCTTGGACTAACATGGGCAAGAGTGTAGAATTTGACGAGAAGGCTAAAGAACATGAAAGAATAGCCCAGTATTGGGCAAACAAGGCAGATACTATAAATCTTTCAATGCCCGAAAGCGTGGACTATTATGAACATAAGTTAGCAGTAGCCAAAGAATACCATGAAGGGTTAAAATCCGGCAAATATCCACGTGAACACTCATATTCTTTGACCTATGCGAAAAAGGCTGTAAATGAAGCTCAAAAGAACCTTGATTTGGCAAAGAAACTTTGGTTATAACCGGTAGCCTTCGGGCTACCACAATATGCACGATTATGAAAGTAACTTATAACAGCAAGACAAACCGCTTTTCTCTGTGTAACCTGACAGAAGATGAAGCTAATGCAATATTGCGTTCTTTGAGCATCGTTGTTGAGAAGATGGACTATAACGAAGAACTTGGATTCTATACAGATAATGGTGACTGTTTTGCTCTGCCAACAGAAAGCTATGAGGCAGCAGAAAGATTGTTTAATCAATTAAGTGGCAAATGATATGACAGCAGATATAGTTTTGTTCATCAGCAGCGAACATCCGTTAATGCAGCAGCTTCAGAAGCTGTTTGGTGAAGAATGTTTCATGCGTGATTTCGTTACCATAGACAAGAACGAGAAGTATGTAACATTGAGGCATATTGATACCGGACGGTTTGTAGCTTACACAAGTGAAGAACGATTGAGAAGTAAATAACAAACAATCCGATAAATGTTTCATCATCCAGTCTGTAAAAATTCAATAGCTGGATAAGTTATGGTATCTTTGTTACAGGTACTATCGCGGGGTAGAGCAGTGGTAGCTTGCTACTTTGACTTGGTAGAGGTCGCGTGTTCGATTCACGCCCCCGCAACTAAATAATAACTTTTAAATTTTAGCACGATTATGGAAATACTTACACTTATCATTAAACAGAAGTTCTTTGATGAAATTCTATCAGGCAAGAAAACGCAAGAATTCAGAGAAATCAGACCTACCACGCAGAAGAGATACTGCCAGCTTGACGCTGACGGATTTTGTGTAGAGAAGGACGGTATTTTGCAGCCTAAGCATTACGATGCTATTCAATTCTATGTAGGTTACAACAAAAATAGAGCTAGCGCATTGGTAGAAGTAAAAGACGCAAAGATAGAGCTGTTTGAAGATGAGAATCACAATTTGATAGAATACACCTATCAAGGTGAAATATATTTGGCAGCACAGGTCGTTTACGATTTGGGTAAGGTCATAGAAAAGCATGTTTAACCTTTTAATTTTTTGTTGAGTCAGGACTAACAGAAGTACATTTTCAACAGGTGGTTATCGTGGTGGTCGTAGAGGACTGACAGACCCCTCTACAGGCAGAACATCACAAGGCGGTCGTTTCATCAACCGTAGGCAGCAGTATTATAATGTTCGTACAGGACTTGGTTTGAGTGGCGGATAATATGACACTGCAAGAAAGGACATATAACAGCATTGACCGGATTCGTGAAAAATCGGATTCGGCTTTGCTGTTTTGTTCTTTAGGCAAGGACAGCCTTGTTTTGCTGGATATGATTTATCCGAAGTTTGAGCGCATAGTGTGCGTGTTTATGTACTTTGTGCAACATCTTGAACACATAGACCGCTGGATTGGATGGGTGAAAGCCAGATACCCGAAAATTGAGTTTGTCGAAGTACCGCACTGGAATTTGACCTACATTCTTCGCAGCGGCTTGTATTGTGTGCCCAATCCAAAGGTGAAGCTGTTGAAGTTGGCGGATGTGGTCAAGGCTATGCAGCTCAAATACGGCATACATTACGCATTCTTGGGTATGAAGAAAGCCGATGGCATGAATAGGCGTTTGATGCTGAAAGGCTATGAAGCCAATGGGTACGAGAACAACGGAATGTGCTATCCTTTGGCTGATTGGACACAGAAAGATGTACTGGCTTACATGAAGCAGCACAATTTGCCCGAACCGGTACGTTACTCGCTCAAAGCCAGTTCAGGCGTCGGATTTAACCTCGACTGTATGCTTTGGCTGGAGAAGAACTATCCGCAGGACTTGCAACGTATTTACAAAGTGTTTCCGCTTTCAGAGCGGATATTATGGGAGTATCATAACAAACAAAACTAATAGGAGGAAAGCCGAGTTAGAAGAAGAAAAACATTAGCAGAGATAGACGCTCAAGGTAGAAGAGTTATGGAATTAGCTCGTGAATTAAATTATCGTGATACCGATTATGGAAGGCGAAATATGCCAAGAGGTGTAAGAGACCGGTTTTATAATAGAGCAGTTCCTGCATATAATAGTGTCCGCTCTCGTGCAATGGGATTGAGCAACGGTTAACATGGAACTAAGCAAGTACATAAAGAGCGAATCGATGGAACTTAACCGCTCTGCCATTCACTTTGCCGACTATAATCCCCGTAAGCTGTCGGATGAAAGCCGCAAGACATTGAAGCGTGGAATAAAAAAGTTCGGCTTGGTAGGTGGCATTGTGGTAAATAAGCGTACAGGCTTTACCGTAGTTAGCGGGCACCAGCGTCTGTCCGTCATGGACGAGTTGCAGAAGTTCCCTGATAACGACTACCGCATCCGTGTCGATGTCATAGACGTGGACGAGAAGCAGGAGAAGGAGTTGAATATATTAATGAACAACCCTAACGCACAAGGCTCGTGGGATTACGACGCTTTGGCTCGCCTCGTTCCTGATATTGACTACAAGGACGCAGGTCTAACCGATGCCGACTTGAATATGATAGGCTGTGATTTCCTTTTGCAGACCGAAGAAGAAAACTCGTTGGCTGGAGCTTTGGAAGAAATGATACAACCAGTCGCCGAGCAGAAAGAAGCCGAGAAAGCAGCCCGTCAGTTGGAGCGTGCCGAAAAGGTCGCCCACATGAAAGACGTGAAGCAGCAGGTCAAGGAACAGGCTCAGGAAACAGCCGCCAACATGGATGCTTATCTGATGTTATCCTTTGACACTTGGGAGGCTAAGGCGGCTTTCTGTGAGCGGTTCGGGTATGACCCTTACCAAAAGTTTATCAAAGGAGAAGTGTTTGACGAACAAGTAGAAAGAATTGAATAACGCATGGCAAGACCCAAGAAATTCGACTACGATAGTGATGATTTCTACGATGAAATCCTTGCGCTCTCTATGCAGGGATTGACCGATGCGGAGATAGCGGATGCGCTGGATGATAAGTTCGGCGTTTCGCTGTCTCCCGAAGTGTTTAATTGCATGAAGAACGGCAACTATGATAAGTGGTCGGATGAGGAAAACGAGCGCAGGTCTGCCAGATTAGCTAAAGTCTTAGCGCGCGGTCGCCGCAAAATCAACTCCATCGTGCGTGGTGCATATCTCAAAGCGGCTTTGGGTGGCAAGAAAATCAAGAACAAGACCGTAACCACCCGGAAGCTGAAAATAGACGGCGTTTATACCGAAGATGAAGAGATACAGACCACCGAGGGAGAAACCGAACTGCCGCCCAATATGCAGGCTCTCTCCACTTGGCTGTACCACCATGATGAGGAATGGCGCAAGGTCGAGAAGAAGCAAGAGGACGATGAAGATGTGTCCTCCAACGGTAGCATTGACATCGAGAAATGGATAAACGACAATACCAATGATTAAACCCCAAGCCATATACAATCCATTGTACACCGATAAGGACAAGTTCATCATCCTTATCACCGGAGGTCGTGGCAGCGGAAAGTCATTCAATGCTTCCGCCTTCATCGAGCGGCTGACCTTTGAAAAATCATTGGACAGGTCGTTTGCCCACACCATCCTTTACTCCCGTTACACGATGGTTTCCGCCCACATGAGTATCATCCCCGAAATGATGGAGAAGATAGATATGGACGGCACGGGCAAATACTTTCGTGCCACCAAGACGGACATTATCAACCGCCGAAGCGGTGGGCGCATCATGTTTCGGGGTATCAAAACTTCTTCAGGGAATCAAACAGCAAAATTAAAGTCTATCCACGGCATTACCACTTTTGTTTGTGATGAAGCGGAGGAGTGGACTAACGAGCAGGACTTCGACAAAATCATGCTCTCCATCCGTCAGAAGGGTATTCAGAACCGCATCATCATCATCATGAACCCGACGGACAGCAACCACTTCATCTACAAGAAGTACATTGAGAATACGCACAAACTGGTGGAGATTGACGGCGTACCCGTTCAGATTTCCACGCACCCGAATGTGCTGCACATCCACACTACCTACTTCGACAACCTCGACCACCTTTCGGACGAGTTCCTGAAAGAAGTACGACAGATGAAAGAGGATAACCCGGAGAAGTACGCCCACACGGTGATAGGTCGCTGGGCGGATGTGGCGGAGGGTGCTGTGTTCAAGAAGTGGGGCATTGTGGACGAGTTCCCGCAATGGTGCAAGAAAGTGGGCATCGGGCTGGACTTCGGCTATACGCTCGATCCGACGGCGGCAGTACGGTGCGGAATAATCGACAACGCTCTTTATTTAGACGAGATAGACTACCGTACCAACCTGCTTTCATCAGATATAGTAAAGTCGCTCCGCCCGTGGGGATTGAACGTCTATGCCGACAGCGCAGACCCTCGTCTCATCCAGGAAATCCACAACGGAGGGGTGAACATCTACGCTACTGAGAAAGGTCAAGGCTCTATTTTAGCAAGTATTGATAAGATGAAAGACATGGAAATGTTCATTACCAGACGCTCGTACAATTTGCAAAGGGAGTATAGAAATTATGTGTGGGATAAGGACAAGGACGGAAACTATATCAACCAACCCGTAGACAAAGATAACCACGCCATCGATGCGGCACGGTATTATGTCTTATCAGTCCTGCTTGGACGTATTTTGAAGCCACGCGATTATTCAGGGATATTCGGACATTAAAACATTGAGATATGAGAACAATAAAGTGCGCACATTGTGGGAAAATCCTATTTGAGACGGATAAATCAAACGGAGCTGCTATTAACGATGCACAACGATTAGGATTTATCGGTAAGATACCATTCCTATACGGAATATCAGGAGTAGTGTTTTTCTGTTCCAAAGAGCATTGTTCTCAGTGGTTCAAAGAAAATACTACCCAAGAGGCAAGAGATAACGCAGATAAGGCCATCTCCGAATTTAAAGCCAAACAGCCGCAAATGGTTGATAATTTAGTTAATACCGCAAACAAGTTACAAGAGTTCGTGAATAAAGTCAAGAAAGGACAAATTAAATTGCCAATAAAATGAGAACATTAGCAGAAGTTCTTGCCCTGCAAGACACAGACCAGAAGATATACTACTTGAAGAAGGCTCGCAAGACCGACCTTCCCGACGCGGTGAAGCTCTACAACGACTGGAATCCCAACAAGCATGAGATTATCACTGACGAAGAGAAATATCCCAAAATCAAGATTATATTAAAGCCGGAGCAGAAGTACACTGACCCCACCACGGGAAAGGAACACGTCGAGCCGGAGCAGAAGAAGCTGGTTGACCCCAACCGTATTGCCCTGCCCATCGAGCAGGACATCGTGAACATACAGACGGCCTTCACCGTAGGAACTGAGCCAGTGCTCGATTGCAAGCCCGAACAGTCGGAAGAAGGATTACTGTCGGCGTTGAAGCAGGTGTTCAAGAAGAACAAAATCAAATACCAAAACAAAAAGGCTGTCCGTGCATGGCTTTCCGAACAGGAAGTAGCCGAATATTGGTACGTGGTGCGTGACGATGGCTTTTGGGCGAAACTAAAACGCAAGGTGGCGGAGATATTCGGCGGTTCCCGACCGGAATACCGTTTGAAAAGCGTATTGTGGTCGCCTTTCCGGGGCGACAAGCTCTATCCGTTCTTTGATGACAGGGGCAACCTCGTGGCTCTTTCCCGTGAGTATAAGCGGAAGGATTTGGACGACTTGGAAATAACCTGCTTTATGACCATCACGCAGGATATGGTCTACCAGTGGGAACTTACTAACGGATGGCAGGAAACAGGCTCGTTCCGGCACGGGTTCAAGAAGATGCCTATCGTTTATATGTACCGCCCCGAGGCCTATTGCGAGAAGATTAAGACGCTCCGCATCCGGCTGGAAAAACTGTTATCAAACTACGCGGATTGCATAGATTACCATTTCTTCCCTATCCTTATGCTATTCGGTGATGTGAACCAGTTGAGCGGAGAGTTAAAGAACCGTGTCGTACAACTCACAGGGCAAGGTGCCAACGCCCAATATCTGACCTGGAATCAAGTGCCGGAAACCGTGAAATTCGAGGTAGAAACCTTGCTTTCTCAGATATACGGACTGACCAACACGCCGCGCATTTCCTTCGACAGCCTGAAAGGGGCGGGAAACGCCGTGTCCGGTGTGGCTTTTGATTATGTATTCATGTCCACCCACCTCAATGTGGAGAATCTCAACGAAACGGTCGGAGAGTTCATGCAAAGAAGGGTGAATTTCCTTGTCTCCGCACTTGGGACAATCAACGCTTCGCTCGAAGCCGCCTCCGAAACCCTTGATGTTGATGTACAGATGCAACCTTACCGACTGGAGAACATCGCCGACAAGATAGACACTGCCATCAAAGCTAAGAACGGCGAAATATGGTCGCAAGAGCATGCCATCATCTTCGCGGGTAACGTGGATTCTGTTACGGATGAAATCGAACAGATTAAGGAGGAGCAGGCCGAAAAGCAGCAAAATGAAATCTCCAAGCAGGAACAACTATCAAAGTTCAATAGTAGGGATGTGAACCAGTAGTCTCCTATGGTATGTTCATACAAGGTAGCGATATTCTTTCGGGTATCGCTATTTTTATATTCATAGTAAAAATGTGAATACTTCCTTTGTGATTATTCATGAAATTACTATATTTGCACCGTAATAAAGTCGTAAACGCTATGAGCTACAAATCAGTTAAAGACGTTGTAACGCTGCTTACTGAAAATGGCTTTTGGTTCGTGAGGCAAAAAGGTAGCCACATGGTTTATACTGACGGTACACATATCGTTGTTGTACCCGACCACGGCAAGAAAGGCGTTGAGAAAGGCACTTATTACAACATTCTGAGGCAAGCGGGGCTAAAATAGCCCCCGCCTCTTTTGTTTAACTAAAAGAAGGAGGTCAGTATGAAAAAGAAGAAAATAACTATAATTATATCGTATGATTACGAAAATAAGGATGTCTTTATAAATCAGAAGATTGCGGAAAAAATCAAACAAGATTTATTAAAAGGAATAAATCCTATTCACGAAAGAATTGAATCTGTCAAAGTTGAAGATGAATAAAAAGGAGGGCTATATGAAAACCGTTGAAGTGATTGTAGAACATGCCGGGAATAATCTCAGTGCTTACATTGAAGGTGTTCCGGTAATAACTACCGGCAACGATGTGAAAGAAATCGAGAAGAACATGCAGGAAGCCGTTGAACTCTACTTGGAATCTTGTAAAGAGATGAACATCGAACCAGTTGAGGTGTTACAAGGGGAATTTACTTTGAAGTTCAAGATAGATGCGGCAACCTTTATCAACTATTACAGCAGCATCTTCACAAAGGCAGCTTTGAGCCGTATAACTGGAATCAATGAACGCCAGTTGTGGCACTATGCGGCTGGAGTGCATAAACCACGTAAACAGCAGTTGGAAAAGATTCAGAAAGGTATTAACGCACTGACAGAGGAACTGGCGGCTATAAACTTATTATAATCATAGATTTTTAATTTAAATAGGAGATAGTAAAATGAAAGCGAAAGATGTTAATCCAAGTAAATTTAAGGTTGAAAATGTTGTATTTGAGAATGACGATTTTTCTATTGTTATAGGTATTTGGGAAAATAAAGATAGAAGAATGGCAATGAGATGGAACGGTTATGGAGACGACCCAGGATACCCTAAATTATTTCGTAATCCTGTCTGGTTTTTAGTTGACGATTCTTTAACATTGCCTTTCCTGAATGCACTAAGGAACGTAAAAGATTCAGATAAAAAAGAAATAGAAGCGGCTATATTGAAACTTTAATTCTTTATGAAATAAACATTCAGCGCGATTCCATCCGGTTTCGCGCTTTCTTTTTGCCTAAAAACAAACATTCTCCTAATTGTTTCGTATCGCATCTTCTAAAATTTCACCTCATATATACATATCCATAACTTTACCGTATGAAATTATTAATCAGAATCATACGGTATGACAATCTTTGAACAAATCTTGGCAGGGCTACAACAAAAGTTTTCTGGGGTGGACACTGCCACACTTACCCGAATCGCCACCAAAAAGGCGGAGGGTGTAACGGACGAAACGAAGGTAAACTCCATCGTGGAGGGTATCAGCTTTCAGGACGTGATGCAGAACTATGGCGACTTTCGTGCAGGACAAGCACAGACTTCCTCGATAGCCAACTACGAGAAGAAGCATGGACTGAAGGATGGAAAGCCAATCGAGAACCCGAAACCCGAACCCCCGAAGCCGGATGAAAAGCCGGACATCGCCAAGCTGATAGCCGACGGCATCGCCGCAGGCATCAAGCCTTTCTCCGACAAGCTGGCGGCTTTTGAAGCGAAAGAGGCACAGGCACAGCGCATGGCGCAAATCTCATCGGTGGCCAAGAAGTACGGTATTCCCGATTTCATGCTGAAAGACCGCACAATCCCCGAAAACACGGACTTGGACACCTACATGAAGGACGTGAAGCAGGAAATGACCAATGCGGGATTCCAGTTCAACAAATCCCCAGAGACTGCCGAGCAGAAACTGGAGAAGGAGACAAGTGAGTTCGCAAAGATGATTGAGAACGACACGAAACAGATTGTAGAACAACAAAACAAGTAAAAATCATGGCAGCAGGATTTACTTACAACTTTACTCCCGAAGAGGTTAAGGAGGAACGCTATGATGTCGAGACCGGACGCCGCAGACGTGGCCCGTACAAGCTCGACACAACGAACCTCCCAATCGGTGAGTATTTGCCTTCATTCACGCCCATTGCGGCTGACTTGGTGAAAAAGACAGCCAAGGTAGCCATACGTGTGGAGGTAGCAGAAAAATTCACATCAGGGACAACCTTGAAAGTGAAGAAAAAATCGTTGGCTTATGTTGGGATGCACATCGGTGACGGAGCCAAAGGAGCAACGGTGAATAGCATCAACAAGCAGAATGTCAACTATGATGAATTGACATTGAGCAAGGACTTGGGAGCGGCTGTTGAAGCTGGCTCTGTACTTTACGAGGCTACTGATGTTAACGGGACAACCCCGAAAGTTGTCGCTAACTCCGCACTCTATGAGCGGGTGAAGGTAGAGGACGGTATCGTACTAGTAGCCCTCTTGATGCGGGCATACGAAATTGAGCCTTCCAAGCTGGTGATGCCTTTCTCTGACGTAGACAAGGCAAACATGCCGCACTTCCAGTTCAACGCTCCCGATGTGAAAGCACAAGGCGGAACGGTTTACACGGATGCCACGCAATCGGCGAGCGGACTGATGAGCGCGACGGACAAAAAGAAACTGGACGGTATCGCCGCCAACGCCAACAAGTACACGCTCCCCAATGCTTCTTCTTCCGCCATAGGTGGTGTAAAGCAGGGAACGGCTGTGGCTGATGCCGCAGGTGGGGATGAAAAAGACAAGATTAATGCCCTGTTGGCCTCATTGAGAACAGCAGGTGTAATTGCTAATTCTTAAAGTTAGGAGGACATAGACTATGATGCTAACCATTCATACACTTTTCAATGACCCGAACATTGTGAACGCGGTCATTCAGCGCGTCCTTCAGACCCGTAAGGATGCTATCTATTGGCAACAGTATCTTGACTTCCGCCGCACGACCACTCGTGTATTCAAGGACTACATCGGTACGGTAACAGGCGTGATGGCCGGTTCTATCAATTCACGCTATGGTGCTAAGCCTATCCGTGAGCGCAGGGAAATCGGTTCAGGATATGGAGAAATCGCCTACTTGGGCGACCGTTACCAAATCTCCATCGACCGCCTGAGCGACTTGCAGGACTTGGTGGACAAGTACAATGCTGCGAAGCCAGCCGACCAAGTGGTAATCATGCGCGAAATCGTTAACTTCATTTATGATGATTACCGCCAAGTTCTTCTTGCTCCCCATAAGCGCATGGACATTGTGTTTGGTTCGTTGCTGATGACTGGTAAAGCCACCGTGAAGAACAAGGATGACAATGCCTCTGGTGTGGATTTGTTGAATATCGACCTTCCGCTAAAGACTATCACCCCAGATACAGGTGATAAGACGAACTTCATTACCTACCTGCAACAGCAAATCAATGCACTTCGCCCCGATTATGGAATATTCCCGAAGATGGTTATGTCCCGTGGCACATTCGTGAAGAACATCATCGGCTCGGCAGAGTTTGGCGACAAGTTCAAGATGCAACTTTCCGGCAACGAGATGTATCTCTCTACCGGATTGATTACATCTCAACTTGCATCGCAGGTGTTTACCGGCATCGGGCTTCCGGCCATCGAAATCAAGGAGGACTACGTGAAAGACCAGACGGGAAAGAACGTACAAATCTACGCCGATGACCGCATCACTCTTTTGCCGCAGGACAAAATCGGTTATATGCGCTTCCACACGCCGTATGAGGCTACCGACCCGACACCTGGACGTAACTATACGCAGGCGGACGGCGACATGTTGATTTGTGGCTACAAGGATGATAACGGACGCTATCTGGAGTACACCGCCGAGTGGATTCCTCAGATAACGAATCCGAACCTGATTGTGAACTTCGACCTTTCAACGATGAACGCATGACGGTAGCGGACTACATAAAGGGCAAGTTTCAGACTTTCGGCATCACGGTGTCGGAGGCTGACCTTCTCGAACTTTCTTTGTCATCGGGGATAAGCGGAGAGGATGAGATGGACCAGCAGAACATCGGCCTTGTGTCGGTGGCTATGGCTGGATTCATCCCCTCTCTATTGCTCCGGGCAAATTCTAAATCTGTTAGTGAGAACGGGCACAGCAAATCGCAGTCATGGGACATTTCGGGCATCAAGGAGTATTACGCTTTCCTGTGCAAGAAATACGGGCTGGACGATGAACTGAACACCGACAAACCTAAAGTCAAGTTCCTGTAATGTTAGACGAAGCACCTCACATATTGCAAGTAAGAACCGTTACGCCGCCGGAGAATGACGAGTACGGGCGACCGATACCCGGCACGGGTGGTGAGCAGTGGAACGACCTCACAGAGTGTTTCTGCCATGACAACTCCCAGCAAAAGGAAATTTCTGTCAATGGCAAGCTGTGGGTATATGCTTACCATGTGGTATATGAGGGCAAGAAGATAGCATTGGACACGATGATTAGGTGCATTGACAAGGTGACGGAAGAAGTTGTTGGAGAGGGCAAGGTTATCAAGAATGCCGAGTGTTATTCGGAGGAACTGAAAGGGCGTTGCGATATATGGGTAGGGTAGATTTTGACTTTTCGGACGTGGATTCATTCTTTGAGCAAGGTGAAAACGAAGTCAAGGAAGTGGAAGAAAAGGTCGGCAAGGAGGCTGTCGAGTATGCCGTACAGCATGGAAGCTACCAGAACCGCACTGGAACGCTCCGAAAGTCAAACAAATACTCTGTATCAGACGAAGGCTTGGAACTGAAGAATGACGCTAAAAGTCCTGAAGGTTATAACTATGCCTCGAATGTGGAAAGCAAGGGTTATGAAGTATTAAGTGGCGCGGCTTTGTTCGCGGAGAAACGATTAAGGGAAGAAATAGAATGATAACACCGCAAGACATAAGGAACATTCTGTATCGAGATTGCAAGGCTTTCGGTATAGATGAAGTCTATGTAGTCTTTGAGGGGGACGAAGGTAATAGTGATGAAATTCCTGCTATTGATTCAAAGAAAGGGCTACAGGCTGAAAGGATTGTTGTTTATGTCAAACGACAGCAACCTGGCACCTACTGGATAAAGAACTTCAATGAGGTTAATATCCAAGTTCCACGCATACAGAATAGGGCAAACTGCATCCGTATGCAAGAGTTGGAACATAAGGCTTTAGAGCTGCTTGACGGCATAACCGGCGAATACGAAGGTTGCAGTTATCTCTATCAAATCGACCAAATCGGAACGGAAGCGGACACAGCTTTGAAGTGTCACTATGTGAATGTAATATTATTGTTTCAAGTATTAAATGTAAAATGATATGGCAGGAACGAATGTAAAACCTTTCATTGGTTTAAAAAGAGTATGGTACGGTAATGTTGTTACAACCGTTACCACTGCAGAAAGTGGCTATTCAGCCGCAGAACTGAAAGCCCTTATTCCCACTTTAACGGAAGTGAAGAATGTGCATCAAGATACATGGGGATATGATGAAAGTGACCCTTCGGTTACAGACTACATTAACGAATTAACAGGGCAACCCTATTACCGTGATGTAACACAGGCTGCAATACCTACTGTGAACTTCACTTTGGGCGAATATTCGTTTGAAGACAAAGCAGCTCTGCAAGGCGGTAAAGTGACAGGAGGCGGTTGGGAACGTAAAAACATGTCTAACCTAGTGGAAAAATGTATTGTCGCGCAAACTAAAACGGGAAATTTCATCTTTATGCCTCGTACTAATGTCACTGGAAAAGGCAACTTTGTAGAGAAAAACATTGGTCTTGGTGTGTCTGCAATTCCATTGGAAACAGGAGTTGACGGATTAGCGTCGGAAAAATGGTTTAAAGAGGAGGATGTTGATTTGGACGGCAAATGAACGACTGTTTCAGTAAATCCAACGCCAGCAGACGCAACAGTTAAACTGGACGGTGACGCGGTTAAGTCAAAGCGGGTGAACGCTGGGGCTACTGTACACTATGAAGTATCGAAGGTCGGGTTTACAACCCAAGAAGGGGACATAGAAACTAAGTCTTCTGATGGGGGAAAAGCAGTAACCAAGGATATAACCCTTGTAGCTGTAGAAGGATAAGTTTTATTATTTAATATTGACGGTGGGTGAATTGCTCACCGTCTTCTTAACAAGCTATGAAACAGAATGCGGCAAAGATTGCGAGTAGTGCCATTCTTGGTATGGATTTCAAAGTGGTAATTGTGAATGGTAAATCATATATAGTGACTCCACCAACAATTAGAAGGATTGCAGGTGCGGCTTATTGGTTGTCTGATGTAAAGGATGGCAAAACTATTCGTGAATTGTTAGCATCAATCAATAATGTAGAACCTTTGGCGCACGCCTTATCTTGGTTTATACAGGGGGATGACATCTTGGCGGAAGAGTTGTCGCAAGGTACATTGGATGAGGTAATAGACGGGCTTGATGCAGCCTATTCACTGGTATCTACTGATTCTTTTTTGAAGCTGTCAGGTTTAGCGAGGAATGTAGCGGATCTGACAGCAAAGCAACGGTAATTGGGAACGATTGCCTGTTGGGACAAATTGCGTCATTCATAGAAAATCTGCATTTATCATACACGGAGGTGGTGGAACAGATTCCATATCGCAATTTGATTATTATGCAAAAAGATAAGCTTCGCGCAATATCTGGTACTATAAGGAAAGAAGTAACAGAAGAAGAATATTTTAAAGGTAGGGAAAGTAAATTAAAGTAATATGGCGACACTCGTATTTCGTGTATCAAGCGACTGGCAAGAGGTCGTAAAGCTTCGTCAAGAGTGCGAAAAGCTAGAAGCGCAACTGAAAAAGATGGATTCAAGAACCGCTCCAGCAGCTACAAAAGTATTGGAGACACAGCTTGCGTCCACCAAGCAGCAGATGATGGGCTTAGTAACCGAAGCGGCTAAAGCTGGCGCAGCGATGGAAAACGGTTTCAAGAAGAAAATCTATGACGCTTCTCAAACGGTAAACGGATTATCTGAAAAGATTATCGCCCAACGGGCCGTAATCAAAGACATCGAGCTTGATGTAAAACGGCTTGGCGAGGCTTACCGTACCGCTTTAAAAAACAATCCTATTAGTGCGTCAGGCAAATTGGCCGAATATAATGCGGCACGTAAAGTCCTTGATGAGGAAAAAGCAACCTTGTTTGGGCTTACCCAGCAGCAAGCAGAAGCACGTCTGTCTGTAAAAAGGTTGCGTGATGAATATTCGCTTTACAAACAGAAAGCTGGAGAAACCATCGAAGCAAACAACGGTCTGTCTGTTTCATGGCAAAAGATGCTCGGTGTTATCGGTGGGGCTACAGCTTTAAAAGCGTTGGCATCACAGATAATTCGTGTTCGAGGTGAGTTTCAGTCCATGCAAACGGCCATAGAAACAATAGTTGGTAAAGATGTAGCTTCAGGTCTTATGTCAAATCTCAAGGAAATGGCGAAGATTTCTCCGCTCACTCTTACCGATATGGTTGATGCAGAAAAAATGATGCTGGGATTCAACATTCAGGCGGAAGATACTATTAAATATCTGCAAGCATTGAGCGACATATCTATGGGAGATAGTGTTAAATTCAAATCGCTCACGCTTGCGTTCTCTCAAATGTCTGCCGCAGGAAAGCTTATGGGACAGGATTTGAACCAAATGATTAACGCCGGGTTCAATCCTCTTCAAATCATCGCAGAAAAGACTGGGAAATCCATCGCTACGCTCAAAGACGAGATGTCAAAGGGTGCTGTCTCTGCCGAGATGGTGCAGCAAGCATTTATTGATGCCACCAGCGCAGGAGGCAAGTTCTATCAGATGTCTGAAAACGCATCAAAGACCATTAACGGCCAACTATCCATGATGCAGGATGCTTTAGATAATGCTTTCAACGAGATGGGGCAAGCATCTGAGGGTGTCATTATGGAAGGCATACAGCTTACCACCACGCTAATACAAAACTACGAAACCGTCGGTAAAGTGTTGGTTGGCCTTGTTGCCACTTACGGAGCATATCGTACAGCAGTCATGTTGGCTACCATTGCTACAAATAAACATACCATAGCCGAAATCGCCTTGACCAATGCGAGGGTTATCGCTCGAAAAGCGCAGATGCTTCTTAACGCTGCCATGCTGACCAACCCATACGTGGCTGTGGCTACAGTGGTAACGGCTCTTGTCGCTACCATGTGGACATTGTCCGACAGTACTTCTGCCGCATCTAAAGCTACGAAGGAATATAATCAAGCCAAAGAAGAAGCGGCGAAAAAGGACGAAGAGCATAAGAGAAAAATTGATGAACTCATTACTGTTGCAAGAGACGAAAGCTTGGCCACATTGACGCGTCAGAAATCACTGGAAACCCTTCGTGAAGAATATCCGAAGATTTTTAGTCAGTACGATATTGAGAAATTGAAACTGGAAGACATTCTGAATATCAAAAGACAGATTAACGAAGAAGATGCAAAAAAGTCAACACAAGAAACGCGAAACACTTATGATTCATTGAGACAATCAGTGTCAAATCGAAGAAGGTTTCTTCAATTATTCGACAACTCTAATTTGCGAAAGAACATGTCTGAAGAGGACATTAATATTTGGAGAAGGTATGCAGGGAAGCAATCTTATGTTGAAGTAAGGGAAGAAATGGAGAAAGAGGCCGCTCTTTTACAGAAATATCAGCAAGATGTCTTTTCTGACAATGCGAACTCTTTTATAGGGAATATCAAGAATATGACAGATGCAGATATTTCTTCTACTTTGGATGACATAACGGTTTCTATGAAAGCCCTCGGAGAGGCCGGAAAAGAATCAATAGCAATCGTGGCTTCTATCGGAGGTGAGGTTTCAAGAGGACAACTAGAGTCTATAAAATCTGCCCTTGAAACAGAACAGAAGTCCCGAAAAGAGCGAACCACCTACAAGGATGACTACGAACAAGCCCGCAAGGATTGGGAGGAAGCTAAGAAAGAGTTGCAGAAAATCGAATCTGACAAAGATAAGTTTACAAGCAAGCAATATGAGGATGCTAAGAAGCGTGTAGAATCTACTGAGAAGGCATACAAGGAGCTCGGCGGACTTACCGGAACAGCTCTTTCCAAGCAACAAAAGGAAGCCGACAAGGAGAAAAAAAACTGCCAGAAACTATCAGACCAACTCCTTGCCCTCCAAGAAAAGAACCAGCAGGCTGAAGTAAACCTGATGAAGGAGGGAACAGAAAAGAAGCTGGCACAGATTGATGCCGACTACTCCGCGCAGAAGGCAGCTATAGACCGCCAACAACGCGAGCTCGCCGAAGCCAACAAAGAGGCTGGAATCACATCCACCAATGCTAGTGGACTTACCTCCGAGCAACAGGTAGAAATAGACCGGGCCAATGAACTGGCCTTCGAATCCCGGAAGAAACAAATCGAGGAGGTATATCGTGCCGAAACTGATGCCATGCGCGCATATATCTCCGAGTACGGTACCTTCCAGCAGCAGAAGCTCGCCATCGCCGAGGACTACGCCGAACGCATCCGCAAGGCACAGACCGAGGGTGAACGCCTGACACTGGGACGCGAGCGCGACGCAGCCCTCCAACAGGTGGACATCAACGCACTCCAGCAGAACATCGATTGGGGAAGTGTCTTTGGCGAGTTCGGCACGATGTTCCGCGAACAGTTGCAACCCACCATTGACCGGCTGAAGGCCATTGCCGGTAGTGATACATTTCGTCAATCAAGCCTCGAAGACCAGCAGTTGCTTTATGACCTTATTGCCCGGCTGGAGGAGTCAAACACGGTGTGGGATAGTGACATTTTCCGCCGTGTATCAGACGACATGAATGCCTACCAGTCAACCATGCAAGGCTATATTGATGCACAAGAGAGGGAACGGATTGCCACGGATGCACTGGCCAAAGCCAAGGCAAACCTTGTAGAAGCCGAACGCAGGGGTGGGGATGTGGAGTCTGCACAACAAAAGGTAGACCTTGCAGCTTCCTATTTGGCATCCGTCAGCGATGAAGTGCAAGCATTCGGTGCGCAAGTGAAGCAGACTACGGCCGACCTCCAGTCGTCTGCACAGCAGGCTGTCGGTATGTTTCAAAGCCTCGAATCTGGGCTTCAAGGACTGACGTCTGGCTCACTCAAAGGCATCGGGCAAGGCATCATGCAGCTTGATTCTTTATTCGAGGGAGACCTTACTAAGCAGGCGGGCAACGTGTTGGCCGAAGGTTTCCAGTCGCTTCTCGGAAAAGACAGCAAGGCGGCACAAGTTCTAACGAAAGCCCTCGGCGACACGGGTATGGCCGGAGAAATTATCTCCGCCGTGTTGGGCATGTTGGACCTGATAGCAAAGGAAGGGCTGAGCGGCATCGTCACCTCGCTGCAAGACACTGTGTTCGGTGCCGTGAACAGTCTGCTGGACGACGTGCTCAACTTCCGCATCGTCCGAGATTCGGCCAAGAATCTCATGGGGCACATGGGCAACATCCTCGACACTGTCACCTTTGGCGGATTCAGTAAACTTACTTCCATAGGCAGCAATGCCAAGGAGACGGCTGAAAAAATTGCCGACCTCACAGCTTCCAACGATGCGCTCCGTACGGCTATCGACGGTCTGAAGGATGAAATTGAAGGCACGAACGGCACGAAGAGCATTAACGCTTACAACGAAGCCATTGCGGCGCAGAAGAAGTATGAGGAAAACCTCCGTCAGATACTCGACGCGCAGATGCGCTACACCGGTTCACATCACTCCAACGCTTATTATTGGAATCTCGACGCCTCTAGTCTCCGTCAGGTGAATGCCTTGCTTGGCACGAGCCTGGGGAACACGTGGGACGACTTTTCGCGTCTCACGGCCGACCAGATGAACCAAATACGCACCCATCTTCCCGAAGTGTGGAGCGAGATGATAAATGAAGGCAAGTATGGTGACCGCTTTAAGGAAGATTGGGAAAACTATGCCGACCAAGCCGGAGAAGTTGTGGAGATGACCGACCAGCTACGCGAAAGCCTTGCGCAAATATCCTTTGACAATATGCGTGACAGTTTCGTAGATTCCCTCATGGATATGGACGCTGAAGCCGCAGACTTTGCCAACGACTTCAGTCAATACATGATGCGTTCGCTCTTGAACTTCTCCATCGGCGACCAACTAGACGAACAACTCAAAGGTTGGTATGAGTCGTGGACTGACACCATGAACCGCCAGAGCGGCCAGCTCACAGAGAAGCAAATCGATGATTACCGCCGCCAGTGGGAAGCCTTTGTGCAAGAGGGGCTTGACATCCGTGACCAGTTGTCCGACCTGACGGGCTACAAAGGGGAATCGTCAGCACGCGAACAGCAGTCAACTTCACGTGGTTTCGGTACGGAGATGACTCATGACGACGCGGGGGAACTTAGCGGACGGTTTACGGCTGTGGCCGAATCGAACTACCGGATTGAGGAAGCCGCCAACCGGCAGACGACGGCTATCACCGAGCTAAAGGGGGAAGTTTTGGCGATAACTGCCACTATGCAAAGCACGTATGATGTAGCTGATGAGATACGGTCAATTCTGGCCAATTCCTATCTAGAACTGCAGGAGATTAACGAGAATACAGGTAACACGGCAAAATACCTGAAAGACATCAAGGCGGACATCGCTATAGTGAAACAAAATACGAGCCGGATATAAATAATGTTTAATTCCACCTTAGCCTTTCAAGTTCGGAGGCAAAGGCAACAAAAAAACATCCAATCAAATATGACAGGAGAATTATTAATCAATAACCAAGATGCATGGACGACATGGGGCGTGAATATGGGTGAAGGATTCCTTGATGCGCTGGATGCGCCTTTGCCTCTTAAAGAATTTCCAGAAGATGAAAGCAGGTTGGAAAATGGCATTAAGGTAGATACTTCAAACCCCAAAGTCTCCTCCCGTGAGATAGTGCTCGGATTTACGATAACAGGAAAATCCGAAAACGACTACCGAAATAAGAAAGCAGCTTTTTTGTCGGAGTTGCAAAAGGGTGTGTTTACTGTGAAAGTGCCGGCTTTGAACAATGAGGCATACAAGCTGGTTTACACAGGCAGGAGCATATCTTATGGCATCAGCAAAAGCCGTGACTTTGGCCATTTCACAATGAAATGCACTGAACCTAATCCGGCAGACAGGACATAAAAAGCAGACAAAAGGCATGAGGAGGATGTAGGGACGTATAATCACATATAGCTTTTTGAAATCTTCTGTTGATTGTTTTGCATTCATTCCGATAAAAAGTAAATGCCTTTTCTTTATTTCCGAATTTTGGGGTATGGTAGCAAAAAACAACATAGACATAAAATCATCCGCAGGCAAAACCCTTCTTTCCGTCCTTCTGAACATTGGCGCGAAAGGTTATTATTCCCTGATGCAGCATGATTACATCGTGTTGCCCTTCAAGCTGTGTACGCCCATTGATTTCAAGATAGGTTCTTATGTGGATTTGCGTGGTGTATTTGACGACGCGCTTGGTGGAAAACTGGCCAAGATGTATTATATCACCGACAAACAGAATCCCACCTATAACACCTCGACAGGAGCCTATGAATACCAACTGCGTCTGAACGCCTACTACTGGCTTTGGAACAATTTTATCTTCAAATATACCCCGGAAAACGCAGCCGGAGAGGCTTCTTGGTCACTCACTGCCCCGTTGGACGTGCAGATGGGTGTGTTTCTGCGCAATCTCTCGGCATTAGGTTTCACTTATAATGGTACGCCTTATGAAGTGGAGATAGATGATACAGTGGAAAACAAAGCAGTGGCTATGACTTACGACAACATGCACCTGCTTGACGCGCTGTTTTCTATGGGGAGCAAGGATAATTGGGATTGTGACGTGTGGGTAACGGAAAACGTGATTCACTTCGGGCGATGTGAACATGGAGACCCCGTAAAAATAGAGCTTGGAGTCGAAGCGTCGACCATGACCCGGAGTGAAAGTAAAGGTACATTTGCCACCCGTATTTATGCTTTTGGCTCTACACGTAACATTCCTGAAAATTATCGTCCGGCAGACGAAAGTCTGACAGTCAATGGCGTAGTGCAGAAACGGCTGATGCTTCCGGTCGATACTCCATATATTGACGCTTATCCCGGTATGGCAGCCCATGAGGTGGTGGAGGCAATTGTCGTGTTCGACGACATCTTCCCACGCCGCATCGGTACGATTTCCGACGTGCGCACTGTCGACCGTGCCGTCACCGGGGAAAGCGGAGAGCAGGTGGACACGTTTAAGGCTTACCAATATCGAGATTCCGAGCTTTCCTTTAAGGAAGATTACGTTCTCCCAGGGAAGGAGTTGCGCGTCATCTTCAAGTCCGGCAAACTCAATGGGCTGGACTTCGCCGTGCAATTTAATCCTGAAAACGCAGATCCTGCGGAACAGCTTTGGGAAATCGTAGCCAACGAAGATTATGGCCGTCTGCTTCCCGATGAAACAATCAAACCGGAAGACGGAGATACGTATCTGTTGTATGGCTTTGACATTCAGCTGGTCAGCGACCAATACACTCCTGAAGCCGAACAGGAGTTGAAAGAGCGCACTGAAAACTACGTCAAGAAAACTATGGTGGACGACGGCACGTATGCGACGACCTTGCGCAACAGTTGGGTGTCGGCAGACCCGTTACGTCGCACGTTTGATGTCGGGCAGCGTGTCAAACTGCTCAATCCCGGCTATTTTCCCGCTGAAGGCCGTGAAAGTCGTGTCATCGGTTGGGAAATGAATTTAGACATTCCCTCCGATGCTCCAATTTATACCATTGGTGAGAGTACAAAGTATAGCCGCATTGGAGAAATAGAAGACAAAGTAGATACGCTTGTTTATAAAGGTTCTAAGTATGTAGGAGTCGGTGGCAGCGGTGTGTATGTGGTTCGTGTAAATGATTCCACCCCGCCCAGCGACACCAATGTCTTCTCCGCCCTGCGCTCTTTGGCCACATTCCTCCGCAAGGACCAGGAAGACACGGCGCAGGAGGTAATCACCTTCCTGAAGGGCCTTCGCATCGCGGGGCACTACATCTCGAAGGTGATTCTATCGCCGGAAGAGCTTGAAGAGGCGGACGACGCAATCATGTCGGTGCTGAAGGCAGTGAACACGTTCATCCGGAAGGACAAGGCGGACGCTACCAACTTCCTGCTGAAGCTCGTCGGCGGGGCTGAGTTCGGGAACTACGAGGCCGGGAAGTCCGGCGGCAAGGTGGACGCGCAGGGGACGGCGGAGCTGCTGTCGCTGCTGGTGCGGGGGCTGGTGACGGCCTCTGGCATCGAGAGTGCGGACTTCTCGACGGGCGCACTGGGGACGGGCTTCACGCTGAAGATAGACGAGAACGGGGACAGCTATATAGAGGTGGACCGCATGCTGGTGAGGAAGGTGGCAACGTTCGTGGAGCTGCTCATCCAGAAGATACGGGCCGTGGGCGGTCAGATTATCCTGTCTCCGGCGACGATGAACTGCTCGCGGGTGGAGGAACACGACACGTTCTACCGCTGCTTCTTCGAGAACACCGACGGTGAGAAGACCATCGCGCAGGAGTTCGTGGTGGGCGACCAGGCACGGTGTCAGACGTTCAACGTGAAGGAGGGCGTGAACGAGAACGTCACGAACACGTATTACTGGCGGCTCGTGGTGGGCGTGGGTGATGATTACATCGACCTCTCGAAGACGGACTGTGACGCGGGGTCAACCGTGCCGCAAGCAGGCGACGACATAGTGCAGCTGGGCAACCGGACGGACGCGACGCGGCAGGCGGCTATCGTGCTGGCGGCTTACGGAAACGACGCGCCTTACTTCAAGATGTACAGGGGCATTGACTCCTACTCCCTGTCGGGCAAGGAGTTTATCAGCTTCTCTCGGACGGAGGTGATGATTATCGCGGACTCGCTGCGGTTCTCGACGGGCGAGAGCGTGAAGGACTATATCGACAACGCCACGGGGAACGCCATCACGAGCGTGGACGTGGAATATGCGCTTGGCGACAGCCCGACGGAAGCCCCTCAGACGGGATGGAGTACGACGGCACCGGAGTGGCAGGCGGGGAAATACATGTGGCAACGGACGAAGACGACGACCCCGAAGGGTAGTTCTTACAGCGAGCCGACCTGCATACAGGGGGCGAAGGGAGAAGATGGTGCGGATGGTGTCCCCGGCGCAGATGGTAAGGACGGAAAAACATTATATACTTGGATTCGTTATGCAGATAACGCTGCGGGCGCGGGTATCTCCAATGACCCCACCGGGAAACCTTTTATCGGTTTTGCATACAATAAAGAAAGTGCTTCTGAAAGTGATACTCCATCTGACTACACTTGGTCTGAAATCAAGGGTGAACAGGGAGTGCCGGGTGCGACAGGGGAAGATGGCAAAACGTTGTACACTTGGATTGCCTACTCTGACAATGCGAATGGCAGACCGATGTACCAACAGCCTAAAGATACTACACAATATATAGGTATTGCAACAAATAAAGAAAGTGCTTCTGAAAGTGACAATCCTAATGATTATACCTGGAGCAAGTTCAAAGGCGAGAAAGGAGATAAGGGCGACCAAGGAGAAAGAGGTTTGCAAGGTTTGCAAGGCGAGAAAGGTGAGCAAGGCATACCGGGCAATCCGGGCAAGACACTCTACACATGGATACGCTATGCGGACAATGCAAATGGCGATGGCATATCCAACAGCCCCACAGGAAAGGCATTCATTGGCTTTGCCTATAACAAGGAAACAGCCACTGAGAGCAACATACCGTCTGATTATACTTGGTCAGACATAAAAGGCGAGCAAGGCGTAAAAGGCGATAAGGGTGATGATGGTACACAATATTACACTTGGATAAAGTATTCGGATAATGCCAGTGGTAGTGGCATGTATGATACACCTAAAACCACCACTCAGTATATTGGTATCGCCGTGAACAAGACCAGCCCCACGGAGAGCAACACGCCGACGGACTACACATGGAGCAAGTTCAAGGGAGACAAAGGCGACCAAGGGCCGCAGGGAATCCCCGGCGCGGACGGCGCAGACGGGAGGACGAGCTATTTCCACATCAAATACTCATCCAAGGCCAACCCGACCTCAGCCGCGGACATGACGGAAACTCCTTCGGAATATATCGGCACATACGTGGATTATACGGCTGCTGACAGCACTGACCCGTCGGACTACACGTGGTCACGCTTTCAAGGCATACAGGGGGAGAAGGGAGACCAAGGCATCCCCGGAACAAACGGAGCGGACGGCAAGACCTATTACCTGCATATAGCATACGCCAACTCGGCGGACGGCTCGCAGGAATTCAGCACGACGGATTCGACAAACAAGCTCTACATCGGGCAATATACGGACACGACGCAGGACGACTCGCCGGACCACAAGAAGTATTCGTGGACGAAAATCAAGGGCGACACGGGCAAAGGCGTGTCAGCTCTCGAAGAACAGTATTACCTGTCGACCTCGAACACGACTCAGACGGGCGGCACATGGCAGACTACTTGCCCGGCTTGGGAGAGCGGGAAGTATATCTGGACGCGGACAAAGGTGACGTGGACGGACAACACGGTGACTTATACGACTCCCGTGCTGGCCGAGGACATCAACGACCTTGGGGCGAAGCTGGAGCAAGCCATCTCCGATTTGGCTGAGAACATTGGTTTCGTCAATTCTCTGTCGGAAGAGCTGGGAACGGTGAAAGACCAAGTGGACGGAGCTATCGAGACGTGGTTTTACGACCCTGTGCCGACGCTGACGAATGCCCCTGCATCGAGCTGGACGACCACGGAGCTGAAAAACCAGCACTTGGGCGACCTGTATTATGACGGGAACGGGAAGGCATACCGATTCCAAATGTCGGGAAGCAACTATGTGTGGCAGGTGATAACGGACACGGACATCACGAAGGCACTGGCCAACGCACAGAAGGCTCAGGACACGGCGGACGGGAAGCGTAGGGTGTTTGTGACCACGCCGACGAACGCGAGTGCCTACGACGTGGGTGACCTGTGGGTGAACGCTACCTACGGAAGTTACAGCAACGACCTGCTGCGATGCAAGACGGCGAAAGCTGCTGGTGCGGCATGGAACATCAGCCATTGGGAGAAGGCGTCGAAGTACACCGACGACTCGAAAGCCAACCAAGCGATAGCGGATGCCGCCGAGGCTATGGCCGCGGCCAACAACGCACAGAGTACAGCGACTGCTGCCAAGAACAGGCTTGACGGTTGGGCGGCTGACAATGTGATAAGCCCGACGGAGAAGCAAGGGCTGAAGGATGAGATTGCGAGGATTGACGGGGACAAGAGCGAGATAACGGCGAATTATACGAAGTATGGTCTTGGGACTCCGACGGCTTACAACAACGCTCACAGTGCTTACCGTGCGGTGCTGGTGACGCTTTCTGCGGCTACTCCCGAGACGATAGCCATCCCGAGTGATTTTGCGACGAAGCAGACGGCATATTACACGGCGCGGACGGATGCGTTGACGGCGATTGCTGACGCGGCGAAGGCGTATGTGGACAGTATCGAGATTGGGGGGCGGAACCTGCTGATGCGAACCAATCAGGGTACAGTTAACTGGTCGTTAATCGTATCAGAACAAGGACATACGCAGATGACGGCATGGGGAGAAGGAGTGGAATTCAATGTGTCCTCTGTTTTCAGCGGGTATGCCATTGTCTTTTATAAATTAGGAGAAACACTCTCCATGCTTGAACCGAACACGGAATACATGTTAAGCTTCGACGTGTGGTGCGACATTTCCGTAGGCATTACCGTCGGCATCAAGAATAGTAATGCCACGGGATCTTTGTCTAACGTTGCACAATTCAACACGATAGCCAACCAGACCGTACATGTCGCCACCAAGCTAACCACCAAGGACCTGACTGAATATCTGCGCTCACAAGGGCTTTATTTTGACGGATTCAACGCTTATGTAGCCACCTACCGCTTCAAGAACCTGAAAATGGAGAAAGGCAACAAAGCCACCGGCTGGACGCCCGCTCCAGAGGATGCCGAGAACGCCTTGAACGACTACAAGGAAGAGGTTGAAGCCAAGTTTGAAGCGACGAACGAGAGCATCACTGCCGCCGTGGAGAGTTCGAAGAGCTACACGGACGAGAAGGGCGAGAGCATCTTGTTGCAAACCACGAGCATGATTAACGTGGCGAAGGATGAAATCAACCTGTCGGTGGACACGAAGATTGACAACCTGGTGATTGGAGGGAGGAATCTGCTGAAGTATTCCGCGCTGGAGAAGACCCCGCTGAACAATATGGTATACGGACGCAAACCCGAGAACGCGCCCGTCGGTGTGGAGGAGGGCTATAAGGGAGCCAGGGCGGTGAAGCTCGTATTCACAACTCCCAGCAAAATGTCCGTGAATGAAGTCATGTGGCGTACATGGGAGGAGCGTCAGGCCTACAACCGCGTTGAGCCGGTGGTCCTGCGGTTCTGGGCCAAGGCTGACAAGGACAACACCCGGATGTGGACTGTCCTTGGCTATCATGGTGGCAAATTCGCAAATCCGACCATTTCATCTGAATGGAAGGAATACACTGTGAACTTCATGCCCGACGGTCCGTGGGCTCTGTGGTGCATTGGACTGGATGCCCCCGGAACGGTGTGGATTTCCCGCCCCAAATTGGAATACGGCACGAAACCGACGGACTGGACACCCGCGCCGGAGGACGTGGACAACTCCATCACCGAGCTGTCATCCCGCATAGAGGTGACGGAGGAAAGCATCAAGAACACGGTATCCAAGACGGAGTTCAACTCGCTCTCGGGGACGGTATCGAACCACACGAGCCAAATCACGCAACTCAACAATCAGATAACATCCAAGGTGTCATCGTCCGAGCTGACAGAGAAGCTGAAAGGCTACGTCACCACGACGACGTACAACAACAAGATGTCGAGCATTGACCAGTCGCTGAGCAGTATCACGAGCCGCGTGTCGAGTACAGAGACGGAGATTAACACCATCGACGGCTCGCTGCAAAGTATCACGCAGCGTGTGACCACGGCTGAGCAGAAAATCACGGACGATGCCATCAAGTTGACCGTGAAAGAACAGACGAAGCAGATTGCTGACGAGGCGGTAAAAGACTTGGAATTGGGTGGAAGAAATATTTTACTAAATACCAAGGTTATAGGTGAGGCTAACACAAATAGAATTAACGGGCAACTTCAACTTAAAGCTACTATACAGTCTGAAACTTATAGAGGCTTTTCCGTATGTATGGCTAAAGGTTCAACGACGAAGTATACAGAGATTTTACAGTATCTTATTACTGAATTTGAGCTTGGGGATATTTTTACGTATTCTTTTTATACAAAAGGAACGGCAAAAACGCTTTCTGTATATTTTTATGGTGAACATGGCTATGTCCGAGCAAAAGCTATAGCTTCAAGCGATGGGAAAGCTGCGGGAACATCATTTGGTGACGGAAGAAGGGACATAGCTGTAACAGGAGAATGGAGACGCGTATGGGTTACATATCAGTTGAATAGTAGTGGAGATACAAGCATCCCTAAATGCTTATTAATAAGAAATCAACCCAATTCTGGTGGAGATATATATGTATGTGCACCTAAGTTAGAAAAGGGTAGTAAAGCTACTGATTGGACCCCTGCTCCAGAAGACTACTCCACCACATCGGAAATCAAGAGCAGCTTCACGATGACATCGAGCGGCATCTCATTGTTGGGGCAGAACATCAGCCTGACGGGGAAGGTGACGTTTTCAATGCTGGCCTCCGACGTGCAGGGCGACTTGAACAAGCTCGACGGGCTTGGAGACTTGGCTTATAAAGACAAGGTGTCTGACGCGATGCTCGACGAAACGGTGATTGTGGGCGGATACCTCAAGACGTCGCTCATCGACGTGGACAACCTCTACGTGAAGCATCTGGAGGGTGCGGACGGCGTGTTCACAGGGTCGCTGCAAGCCGCCACGGGGTCGTTCTCAGGAGAAGTCACGGCTAAGAGCGGAAAGATTGGAGGATGGAGAATATCAGAACACGATTTGCACTCGGAAGATTTTGTCTATCCGGATTTCACACAACCTAGTGGGGGAAACGGAGGTGGTTTGGTGTCTGGGGGAAATGGCTCTATGATGCGCACTGACGGAATAATCATCAACAGTACAGAAAATGGCGTGTTGCCTGCATCGTCCGGTTCAATAATGGCAGCCTTGATAAACGCTTCAGGAGATAACGCTTGGGTGCAAGGAGCATATATCGGTGCGCATTGCTCTAGCACATATGGATACCTCTCGCAGGTTGTGGCCTTGGAATTGAGTGCAACCAACGCTTATAGCGGTACACCGATGAACACGCCCATCGCGCTGAAAATTGCTAACGGATTCCCTGACATCCCCGGCGTGTTGTTGGCAGGATATGTTTATTCTAGCGGTATATCATCGAAATATAAATATGGGAAAAAGCGTACAACGTCTGGTGCATACCAATCTACTTATGGATACGGAGGTGTGAAACAATATCAAATCATTCACAATTTAGGACATTCAAACTATGTTGTGCTCGTTACTCCTGTAAGTATAGGGGCGAGTTGGCGAAAGTATCATGCTCACATCGTATCCCAAGGGCCGAGTGATTTCTTCGTCGCGTTCATAGATAGTGGCACAGAAGGAACTTTAGTGCAATCTGACTTTATGTTTGCCATGATTGGTAACAATACATAGAATCAGCCTCCCCCACTTTCGCAAGCAAGAGAGGCAGAGAAAATTTTAATCCTTTTAAAAACCACTACAAAGATAAGAACCAAACGTCACAAAAACAATAGAATTATGGAAATAGACTTTAGAAACCTACCCGTGCGGGACATCGAAGGCAACCTCTCCCCGCGCGACATCTCGAAGGAGCTGGGCAACTACATCTACGGCGAGACATCCGACCTCGGAGAGCTGGACCTCGCGCAGCGCATCTACAAGGAGGGCCATGTGGAGCTTACGCCCGAAGAGGTGGAGACTGTGCGCCGCTACATCGAGAAGGGATACAAGGCGTTCATCAAGAGAGCATTTAATGAAGTTATTAACCAAACAGAGATTTAATTATGGAAATCGCAAAGGAAACGAACGGACGCAAGTGGATACGCGCCGCGTACAAGAACTACTTAGTGGGGAACTCGCAAGCTGAGGACAAAGAAAAACTCGTCGCGCACAGCGTGCTGGTGCCGGATTGGGCCTCGTCTGACGAATGGCAGGAAGTGGACGAAGAAACAGCGATGCGCATCAAAGCTGCCAAGGCACAGACGGGAGACATCGAATATCCGGAAGAGATTAATCAGACGATGAATCTCATGAAAATGAAAATTAACGATATGGAGCTGACCGACGAGCAGGCCCTATCCATCAAAAGCCTGTATCCTAACTGGGAAGAATTTATCAACAAGACTCTTCCGGAAGGCTACCGTGTACAGTATGATGGCAAATTGTGGAACGTGCGTCAAGAGGTGAACCCCGTGTTGGAGAACCAACCTCCAAGCATCGACACAGCCGCGCTCTATGAGGAGGTGAACGAGACGAACGCGGGGACAAAAGAAGACCCTATCCCGTATGACAACAACATGGAGCTGTTTGAGGGGAAGTATTACTCGCAGGACGGCGTGACCTACCTGTGTACGCGCTCCACGGGTCAGGCGGTGTATAACCCGCTGGCTGAGCTTGTGGGCATCTACGTGGAACTCGCGGAAAGTGAAGAGTGATGGAAGCGGCTGTGATTAAGGAGGCTATCGGGCAAAGCGCGACGGGAGGATTCGCCGCGCTGGCCACGGCTTTCGTGGCGGAAAGCCTGAGTCACATGGTGCCGTGGTTGATAGCTTCGGCGGCGGTCATCCTCTGTGACCTGTGCTTCGGCATCCGCAAGAGCATGATGATGGGCGAAGAGGTGCGCGTGTCGAGGGCCGTGCGGCGGACGATGGGCAAGATGGTGACTTACTTCTCATTTGTCTGCATGGTGTGCATGGTGAGCGTGGCCGCAGGGTCGGACTACGGCATCGACAAGTGGGCGTGCCTGCTGGTGTGCGGCATCGAGTTCATGAGCATCATCTCGAACATCCTGAAGCCGAAGGGCTACTCGCTCAACGTGAAGGCCATCGTGGCTGCTGTGTTCGGGCGTGCGCTGGGAGGCAGCAAGAAGGAATATGAAGACGTGATTAATGAGGAGGAAAGGAA